CCATGGTCATGGCGCATCATTCCGAGGTGCAGACAGTCAAGGCCGCACTGTTGTTCGTTGTTGCCAAAGATGTCATCAAGGCCGAGTTCACCCGCGCCCAGTTGCCGGAGATCTGGTCCAAGTGGGCCGGACGCATCGGGGCAGTGGAGAAGGCCGTCGAAGTGAACGTGTGGAATCCGCGCCCCAGTGCGCTGTGCAAGTTCTGCCCGGTCAAGGATTGTGCAAACCATCCGGGCTAAGGAGATAGCCATGGCTACGAAAAAACGCGATTACGCCGCCGAGTACCGCAAGTACCAGGGCACCCCCGAGCAGATCGCCGCGCGGTCCAACCGCAACAAGGCTAGGCGGGCGTACGAAAAGGCAAATGGCGACCTGCCATCCACCACGGACGTGGCGCACAAGAGGGCCTTGTCCAAGGGCGGTGCGCCGGTCAATATCAGTAATCTAAAGGCAGAAGGGCGAAGCAGCAATCGCAGTTTTGCTAGGACTTCTACCAATAAACTGAAGTCAGAAATTTCCAAGCGCGAGCGATCGCGCTGAGGTAGTATTTATCCGCCCTGAAAGGCACAGGGCGGTTTCTCCTTGGTCGTAAGACCTTTGGCCCGGTAGTTCGCTACCGGGCCTCTTTGTCACCTCTAGTCATCAGAAAATCATGGAAATCGTGCAAGACCGCGCGTTACTCTTCCGCACTCGCGCAGCGGATCAGATCACCGCGCTCATCCCCAAGAGCAAGGTGCTAGACGACAGCGACGAGCCGCAGATACTCGTCAACTGGGGGTTCGAGGAGGTGCAACTCCTGCGCAACCTGGGCGTCAAGAACGTGCCCTCTCCCATCGTTGGGCGCTACAAATGGCCGGGCATCTTTGCCCCGTTCGTCCACCAGAAAACAACTGCTGAGTTCCTGACCCTGCACCCCCGGTGCTTCGTGTTCAACGAGGCAGGTACGGGCAAGACAAGCGCCGCAGCCTGGGCTGCCGACTACCTGATGCAACAGGGCCGCGTGACTCGCGTGCTCGTGGTGTGCCCGGTGTCCATCATGGAGACCGCGTGGCGATCGGATCTGTTCAAGACCGTGATGCACCGCACGGTGGCTATCGCCATGGGTTCCAAGGAACAACGACGCAAGGTGATCGCAGGCAACTTCGAGTTCGTCATCATCAACTTCGATGGCGTGAAGGTGGTGGCAGACGAGTTGCGCAACGGCGGGTTCGACCTCATCATCGTGGACGAGGCCAATGCCATCAAGTCAGTAACCACGGAGCGTTGGAAGGCCATCGCATCTTTGGTCAAGGCCAACACCCGGCTGTGGCTCATGACGGGTACGCCCGCATCGCAGTCTCCGCTCGATGCCTACGGGCTTGCCAAGTTGGTCAACCCCGACGGGGTGCCGCGCTTCTTCGGTGCGTTCCGCGACAAGGTGATGATTAAGGTCACCCAGTACAAGTGGATGCCGCGCCCTGCCGCACGAGACATCGTGCATGCTGCCCTGCAACCGGCCATCCGGTTCACCAAGGACGAATGCTTGGATCTGCCGGACATGCTCTACACCACACGCGACGTGCCGCTGACGACGCAGCAGCAGAAGTATTACGACGCGATCCGCAAGGAGATGATTACGGTGGCCGCAGGCGCCGAGATCACGGCGAGCAACGCAGCGGGCATGCTCAACAAGTTGTTGCAGATCTCCCAGGGTGCGGCCTATACGGACGATAGGGACGTGGTGTCGTTCGACATGAGCAACCGCTTCAACGAACTGGTCAGCGTCATCGAGAGCACCGACAACAAGGTGCTCGTGTTCGTGCCCTTCCGGCACTCGTTGGAGGTCCTGCACGAAGATCTGCTCAAGGCAGGCTACACCGTGGAGGCAATCCATGGCGACGTGTCGCCCACCCGTCGAGCGGAGATCATCAAGCAGTTCCAGTCAGAGGACGACCCGCGCATCCTGCTGCTCGTGCCGCAGGCCACCGCTCACGGTATCACGCTGACACGCGCTGACCAAGTGGTGTGGTGGGGCCCGGTGCCCTCCACAGAAATCTACATGCAGGCCAATGCCCGTGCACACCGCGCCGGGCAAATTAACAAGGTCACGGTCACGCATCTACAGGGCAGTCCCGTGGAGCGCAGGGTGTTCCACATGCTTCAGAACAAGATCGACATGCACCTGAGCCTCGTCGATCTCTACAAACAGGAGATCACATGACCCCTTGACGACCAAACTAAACACTGTATACTTCAATCACATCAACGCTAGTCAACAGGAATCATCATGGACGCCAACAAACTTGTGCAGGTCTACATCAAGATCCGCGACGCCAAGGAAATCAAAACCAAGCAGCACGAAGAAGAGATAGCCGCACTCGATGAGCAACTCGCTGCCGTTGAGGAATCTCTATTGGAGATCTGCAAGAACACCGGCCAGGACGGCGGCAAGACCCAGTATGGCTCGTTTACCCGTACGGTCAAGACCCGCTACTGGACCTCGGACTGGGATAGCATGTACCAGTTCATCAAAGATCACGACGCTCCCGAACTGCTGGAGCGCCGCGTGCATCAGGGCAACTTCAAGGAGTTCCTCCAAGAGAACCCTGACAAGATGCCGCAAGGCATGAACGTGGACTCACGGTACTCCGTCACCGTGCGCCGCGCCAAGTAACTTCACTCAAGGAAATCACATGAGTAACATCACTCTCTTCAAGTCTGGTTCCGTCGTTCCCGATTACCTGCGCGAAGCCGCAGACTCCACCACCAAGGACATCGCCGGTAGTTCCGGTGGCAAGCAGATCTCCATCCGTGGGGGTGTGTGGCGCATGATCGTTGGTGGCGAAGAGGTTGCCAAGAACGAAGATCGCTCCATGAACCTTGTGGTGATCGCAGCGGGCAAGGGGATCACGCGTACCTTCTATGCAGAGAAGTACGAGGAAGGCAAGGACGTCAAGCCCTCCTGCTGGTCCGCCGAAGGCGAGAAGCCCAACCCCGAGGTGCCCAACCCCCAGGCGTCGTCGTGCGCCACCTGCCCCCAGAACATCGAGGGCTCCGGCGAAGGCAAGTCCCGCGCATGCCGTTATAGCAAGCGTCTGGCCGTGGCTCTGGAGAATGACATCACCGGCAACATCTACCGCATGTCGATCCCGGCCAAGTCGTATTTCGGCAAGCCCGACGGCGACAAGATGCCCCTGCAAGCGTTCGGCAAGTTCCTGGCCGGTCACGGTATTCCCATTACCGGCATCGTGACCGAGGCCCGCTTCGACACGTCCGAGGCTGTCCCCGTGCTGAAGTTCCGCGCTGTGCGTCCGCTGACCCGCGAAGAGTGGGATGCGGCCAAGGCCCAGAGCCAGACCGACGACGCACGTCAGGCCATCGACTTCAAGATGGTGCCTTCCAAGGCCGACACGGGTAGCAGTGCACCCGCACTGCCCGCCGCGTTCAAGGAGCCCGCTGCTACGCAGGAGGCTAAGGTGGCCGAGCCCGTCAAGCGCACGACCAAGAAAGCCGAGCCCGCTGCCGCGCCCAAGGACGTGTCGTCTATCCTGAGCGAGTGGGGCACCGACGACGATGCCGTCTAAAGGACTAAGGGGGTATAGCACCTCCTTTGTTTCCGCGATCACGCACGGTCGCCTGTCTGACCTGATGTTCCAATTCGCCAATGAGTGCTTGGTACGGGAGATTCCCGTATCAGCCGTGGCGGAAAGGATCGGGGTCACACGGGCGACCGTGTACGCGTGGTTCACTGGCAGAGCCGAACCACGGGCGCGACACCAAGAAAAAATCAAGCAGATCCTGGCGCGTTGGAACCGCGCCTGATCGTTCTACCCGAGAGGTATCGTGCATTCCTTCCTCGACTCCGTATTGCCTACGCAGGGCATGTACTGCGCTGTGGCGATCAAGGGGGGAAAGGTAAAGCCGTCATTCCATGGAACTATTGCTGATGTCGATGCAGCGGCTCAAGCCGCAGGCAGCAAAGGCGCAGATGCCTACTTCGCACTAGCCAGTTTCGACGACCCCGCACTGGGACGCACAGCCGCAAACGCTGTCTACCTGCGGTGCTTTTTCCTTGACCTCGACGTAGGTCCAACAAAAGCCTACGCCACACAATCGGACGCCGCCAAAGACCTGCGGCAGTTCATCAACACCACGGGCTTGCCGCTGCCCACGATTGTGAACTCCGGCGGTGGCCTGCATGTCTACTGGCCGCTGACTGAAGATGTGCCCGCCCAGGACTGGGTAGAGCACGCCAAACGACTCAAGTCGCTGTGCAAGCAGCACAACCTCGGTGCCGACCCTGCGGTGACTGCGGATGCTGCCCGCATCCTGCGTGTTCCCGGCACCCAGAATTTCAAAGAGGCATTCCCGCGCCCGGTACTGATGGTCTACCAGGGGCAGCCTGTGGCCCTCGACGACATCCTCAAGGCGCTGCCCACGGGTACGGTGGTGGCCGCCAGTTCGATCTTTGCCGCCAAGCAGTTTGGCACGGACGATGTGACCAAAGACCTCGCAGCGGAAGACCACCCGCCCAGTGAGTTTGCAAAGATCGTACGGTTAAGTGTTAAGGGCAACGGGTGTGCGCAGATGGCGCACGCCGTGCAGAACGCAGCCACCCTGGAAGAACCGCTGTGGCGGGGCGTCCTGTCGATCGCGGTGCGATGCGTGGATGGCGGCGAAGCCATTCACAAGGTATCCAAGGCCCACCCCGGCTATAGCCCGTCGGCCACCGAGAAGAAGGCGTCCGAAACCAAGGGCCCCTACACCTGCGACTGGTATCGCACCAACAACCCCGCACAGTGCAAGGGGTGCAAGCAGCAGATCTCTAGCCCCATTGTGTTGGGCAAGATCGTGCAGGAATCTACGCCGGTCAACGATGCCTACGTGGTGGAGGTTTCGACCGGGGGCGACGAGGATCCAGACGCCAAGGTCACCGTAGAAATTCCGGCCTATCCTTTCCCGTACTTCCGGGGCGCCAACGGCGGCGTGTTCAAGCGCACGGTAGTTGACCAAGAGACCATCGACATTGAAGTCTACCCAAGCGATCTCTACATCACGGGTAGGTTCTTCGATTCCGACATACACGGAGATGGCGACGGCGAACTGGTGGGGATCAACCTGCACATGCGCAAAGACGGAGTGCGCAGGTTCCACGCTCGGGTTACAGACCTGTTCGCCAAAGATTCACTGCGCGACCTTCTGAACAAAAACGGAGCAATCGCTTACGGCAAACAACTGGACGTTCTCATGGCCTACTTCGCGTCAAGCATTCGCAAACTGCAATCGCAGTACGCAGCATCCAAGACCCGCAGTCAGATGGGCTGGACCCCAGACATGCAAGGGTTCGTGGTGGGGGAACTGGAGTACACCCCTGACGGCACCAAACTGGCGCCCCCTGCCAGTGGCATTCGGCAGTTGGCCCCGGCCTTCGTGCCGCGCGGCTCCCTCGATGCGTGGAAGGAAATGGCTAACTTCTACAACACGCCCGGGCTTGAGCCGCACGCTCTGGCCTTCTTCTTTGGGTTTGGCTCACCGCTGCTGAAGTTCATCGGCGGGGAGGCGGTCAAGGGCGCCCTGATCCATTTGAAGTCCAACGAGTCTGGGTCGGGCAAGACCACGGTGCAGATGATGGTGAACTCCATCTTCGGACATCCGTCCGAACTGCTCATGACCAAGGACGACACCTACGCTGCCAAGATGCACCGCATCGGCTTGCTTAACAGCATTGCCTACACCGTGGACGAGATCACGAATGCGGAGGACAAAGAGTTGTCGTCTATGGCCTACGGCTTTACCACGGGCCGGGATCGGCACCGCATGGAGTCGCAGACCAACCGACTGCGTACCAACAACACCACGTGGAATGCCATCACTATCACGTCTTCTAACGGGTCGATGATTGACAAGTTGGCGCAACTCAAAAGCACCGCCGACGGCGAACTCAAGCGGACGTTGGAAATCGAAGTGCCGCGTCTGCGCAATGTAGCCAAGGCCGATGTGGATCGGCTG